TATAAAAGGTCTCCATAATAAGTAATGTTGACCTATCTTACCTACATTAGTAGTAAGAGCAGAGTTAAGAAGTAGTATACCTTGATTAGACCATCTCTTAAGATCAGGATCTCTCCTACATCCATCTGGATATACTTCTTTTTCTACAGCATCTAGCATGTATTTAAGACTAGGTTGCATTTCAGGTGTTTGACTAAGGCTAAATGCAATACCATCTGCTTGATTTAAACCTGGATATGGATCCTGTCCTAGCATAACTATTTTAAGTTTATCATATGGACATTCCTCAAATGCTCTAAACCAATTCTTCATAGTAGGAGTAAATCTCTTACCATCTTTTACTTGATTAAGTAATGCAAATACTATGTTCTCAAAGTCTCTACTGTATATAAAACTTCTGAGAACTCTTGCCCAACCAGAAGGTTCTAGTTTAGCTATCATTTTATCTTTTATCTCCTCTATATTCAGTGTGTTAGACATAAATCTCTATATTTGTTAAAAAGTTTATTATGGCAATTAAAGTAAAAGAACTTAAAGATGATGCAATGATTGATGTCAAAGTCAATAAGAACTATTACATGATGCTTAAGAATTCTTTAGCATTCATCTTCCAGCATATACCTGGAGGTGATGATAAATCAGAATCATTAGATAGAATCATGAATGCTAAAGTTGATGAGATGAATCATTCTGAAATGAGTTTCTATACAATTACCTTAATGCTTGCAGAAATTGAGAAGATTGCCAAAGAACAAGAACTATATGATGAAAAGGAAGTTCTTGAACCTGGTGATGAAGGTTATGTAGAACCTACAGAATAATATTCATATCTCTTCCTAACTCATTACAAGTCTCAATAGCTGAGCTTATTTCCTCATTACTACAATCAGCAAAAGATTTGTAGATTACTTCATCTTCATTTGTAGTCCATAGACCTGATTTGTCTTTAACTAGTATCTTCATTTCTTCAAATGAATAACCAATCTCTGCTGCTAATACTCTAATACACGCATGTACTTTAGCTATCTGAGCATTGTTTGCTTTCTTACCTTTTACAGATACAAGCATTTCTATCATTTCACCCTCTTTAAGGCTATCAATAAACATTTGGTATAAGAGCGCATCTTTCTTATTAGAAAAGCTCATCTTAGTGCCTTTCTTGACCATTATTCCTGTAAACATATTATACTATTTTATTACACTTCTTGAATAATGCAATCAGAGTTTGCAGATCTTCTAAGTCTTTGATAACTATATCAAGCTCATAACAGTATACTTTCCAGATACCACCATCTATCTCATCACTTGCATTAGAGCTAAGAGTTATATGATCATTAAGATCAAACTTATAGTAATAGTAATCTGTTTTGTCACCACTTTCTTCAATAGGCACATCAATTCTATCAAACTCTTCTTCTATAATTTCTATTTCTTTCATAGCTCATTTATTTTGTCAATGACATTATCATAGAACTGTCTCATTCTAATACTTCTTCTACCATAATTTGTTTGATCATTGGTATAGATATGCTCTTCTCTTAAGAACTCAGCTATACCAACAGCACATGATTTTGAATTCTCATGTGCTGTCTCTGGGTTTACGGTATAGAATAATTTGTATGCAAAGTGGTAGAGCTCATCAGCTCTGTCTTCTTCATCTGTCATTTTACTAAAAACCTTCTAATTATTTGTACTGGGTAATCTAATGTTACAGACAATAACTCAGGAGAAACATTAGGTTCTTTACTGTTATACTCACCATGAGCTTTAATCCTAGATTCTCTAAGTTGCTCAATAGAAAGTATTGCCATGTAAATGTTATCTTGATCCTCAGATGAGAACATAGATCCTAGTGTATCCCTTTGTTCTTCTGTAACAAGTCCCAAAGATAATAATAAGTTTATTTCACAGATAAATATAAAGTCACTTACAGTACCTGATTTAGCACCATTCATGTAACTCCACCATAAATAATTTGTTTGCTTGTCAGATGCAAGAGTCATTTCAAAATGCTCTTTTACTATCTTCCCTGTAAGTTTACGAAGTTTTTTAAGTATCTCTACATTAGTTATCCTGGCTAGCAGGCTGTTGTGAGGTTTCACCATCCCTAATCTTTTTAGGACCAATAACTAATGCTTCCTGCACAACCTTATCTAAGATTTGAGTGTGTTGAGAAATACTAGTAGCTTCTAAATTCATCTTAGCTATAGTACTCAGTATAGCACTTTCTACATCATTTTCAGGAATAAGTACAATCCTTGTTGTACCATTTAAAATCACATCTACTTTCATAGGTTATAATTTAGTGATTATCATTGTAAAGACATGAGATAATTATCAAGAAGACTATCTCACTTAAGTTTGTCAGCAATCTTTTTAACTGCAACTGAATACCTTGGACCTGCCGCATAACTATCTGCAAGATATGAATAATATTGACTTTCTGTCTTACAATCAGATAAATAAGTAGCCTGATATAATGCATAATCAACTACAGACTCCATCCAATTGCTATATACTGCATGACCAAATTGGGTACCTAGGTTATTACTGATACGCAATCTAGCCTCTCTCATACCAAAGAGGTTGTTATTCTTTTTACAGATCTTTGATGTGAATGTACCAGACTCTATGATGGCTTGTGCAAGAACAATGTGAGGGAACTTAACATTTAATTCCTTAAGATAACTCATCACATTTTCTTTAGTTAACTCTGGTATCTCAGGATGTATGATCTTATCCTTGTACACAGTAACTGTTTTTACTTTTTCAATAACCACAGGAGGTTTTGTCATACTTAAAATTGTAAATGCTGCAATCATACAACCTACAATAACTACACTTGATTTAAAACTAATCACTTGTTTATTCATATTATTTATTTAGGGATTAATAGTAGTTCCACTTGGACTCGAACCAAGAATACAAGCTTAGAAGGCTAGTGTTATATCCCTTTAACTATGGAACTGGGTAGAATTATTCTCTAATTCTTATAGTGATTGTATTATCACCATCTTTTGCTACTATGAAAGTAGGCTCTGATACTACTATCTCAACCTCTTTGTCATTCACAAAAATAGTATAATTTTTATTCTTGTGCTCTTCAGAGTAACTCTTGTAGAATCCTTCTTTTAAGAACTTGTCCACTAGATATGCTAACCTTGCTGTTTCTTGCTCTGTCCACCTCATGTTTCTTCTTTTTACGATTATCAAAATACTCAATTATAAATCCAGTGGCTACAATTATGTTAAGACCAAATGATGTTATAATCTCATATATATCCTCATATACATTTGTAGTAAGATGTACATGACCTACTACCCAGAAGGGTATGGATAAGTTTTGACTTACCCACACCACTAGGTATTTTAGGAATCTAATCATTGTAAGGCATCCAAGCATTTCTGAGCCCATTTCTTATTGAAATAACAATAGGCATCACCTTCATATACTCTAATTACATTTGTAACAAATCTAACATTTACTGTTTGATCCAGAAACTTAAGTGTCTTATCTTCTTTAGTTTCTATTACACCAAGTATGATATTAAAGAACTGCTTCATATCATCCTTTGTCTCAAAGTATATAGTTTCAAATACACTAATCTGTTGATACTGAGAGTCTCTGAATGTCATACTATAGATGTAAGTAGAATCATTCAACTTAGTCTTATACAAACCATGAAATCCCATTGCATGTAAATAGATGCTTTCTGGTTTAACGGTTTCTGTTACTTCAATTTGTGCAAATGTACTTGTACCAAATGCTAATGCTAATACTAATAAAATTGTCTTCATAATTAATCACCTTCTTCAGGATTTATTGGTTTACTATTAAAATCAGGATACATGTTCAGCAGACTTCTCTTGATCAGATTGCCTTCTATTATCCACTTCCTCCCTATTTGAGCTAATTTCTTCTCTCTCAGCTTGTTTAAGCTCATTCTCTTTTCTCCATGCTTCCCAGCTGAAATTCTCAGGTATCTCTCCATATTTATTCATTAGATCTATATAAATCTCCTTCATTCTTCCCATTCTCTAGGCTTTTTAAAATTAATAATTCTTCTTCAGACAAGTCTTCAACCTTGTAATCAGGCATTTCAGAAGGATATTCACCTTCATAATAGGGCTCTCTTTTATGTCCAAAGTACACAGGTCTATCAGACTCATTGTGTGAATACATTGCATAAAGAACCCTAGCAACTTCTTCAGGATATTGATATATCTCAATAAATTCATTATAACTTATGCCACTCTTTATGAATTTCCTGATAGCTGCTAGGGGTTTCTTATTGCGTGTAAGGTACCTCAGAGCATTAAGAATTTGCTCATGACTATACATAAACTAATAATGTTTAAACTTAGAATTCTAAACTTAGATTTTCTATCTCTACAAGGAGTCCTTTATCTGATAGATAAGTATTGTCTGAATCATTAATCAAAATAAGTGAATGTGTTTTTTCCAAAACCATTTGCTTTAGTTTAAGTTACAAAAAATTTTACATAGCTCAAAGTTTAATGTTAAAGTTATTCCAGGTGACCTTGTTTGGATCATACCCTTCTAGTGCACTTTTCACCCATGTTTCATCCATAGTATTCATGTAACATAGTATGTGAATAGTAGCAGTTTCATCTGGATTTAACCTAAGTAATCTACCTATCCTCTGAGCAGCTTTTCTCTCATTACCATAAGCATGTAGTATTATACCTTGTTTTAATTCTGGTATATTTACACCCTCACTAAGTTGTAGTACACATGATAGCTTGGTGATTTCACCTTTCTTAAACCTAATCAGATTATCATGAGATTCTGGATTTGTACTATGATAGCTATCCTTGCAAATTTTATCTGCTTGCTCTTGTGTATTAGCGAATATGATACACTTAGACTTGATACTTTCAGCAAGGAGCTTTGCATATCTTTCCTTAGATGGATATTCCATCATGGCTTTCATACGCATTACCCTGGCTATTTGTACTGACTTCTTAGTAGTAGCATTATCAACTCTACTGCACCAATAGTTATAGCTTGCTTGTTCTGTAGTGAAGAATGCACCTGACTTAGCTGAAACTGTTTTGTTCTTACTATCTAGTTTCATCTCATGTACAATGATCTTATAATCATTTAAGATATTGTCATCAATTGCATCATCAGTTAGATATGTGAATACTACAGGGCAGTAATCATTTACCATTTCTCCTTTCTCAGAGTTATCATGCTTTGGTGGAGTACCTGTCAAACCTAATATTCTTCCACTAAAATCATCTAAGAATTTGCGGTGAGAGTGTAGTAATGAATGAACTTCATCTAGTATAACTATGTCATACTCTCTTGGGTCATGCTTACTTAGACTTAAATAAGTACTAAAAGTAGCATTATCTAATACTCTCTCTTTCTTGAACTTATGTGCTTGAGATCTCCATTCTGATATAATAGAAGTCTTAGGAGCTACAATAAGTACATTCTTAAGAGGAGTAACATGTTGTTCAAGATACATTAGACCAACAAGGGTCTTGCCAACACCTGTGGCAAGTCCCAAAGTTGATGCTAATCTACCTTCAGTAGCTTTTAATGCTTGCTTCTGAATTTCATCTCTTGTCATTTTGGTAAATTAAATATTGTTTTTCTAATATACGCACTAGTTTCATCTCCATTAGCAATAAGCTTTACAACATTAAGATGCTTATCTAAGTTACTTAATACTTGCTTATGATTATACTTACCATATGCTTGTAAGAATGCATTAAGAAACTGAAATTTAACAGCTCTATCAGACATACCAATCTTAAGAAAGATATCATTGAAATCTTTACACATTTTCTCTGCATAAGGGTTTGTAATGGTAAAGCTTCCTGTCTTGATAACTGCACTATTTTGCTTAAATCCAGCATTGTTTACACCAATACTAGCAAGCATAGTAATTTCTATATCATACATATTCTTCCACTTGAAAAGCTTCATGTAATCAGGACGAATCATTTTCCATGCATTGATATAGTTCATAAGATCCCATGACTTACTTGAGTTATTTAAATATGCCATCTTTTCAATTAGTTCTTCTTCAGAATCAACTTTCATATCAATGTAAGGAATTGGCTTATCCTCTCTTTCAAGAGCTGTAGCTAAATGTTGACCATCTATTATGTATGTCTTCATTTGTCCTTCTATTATGTTTGTAGTAGTTGTAATAACAGGACGTAGTACACCCATTTTTCTAATACTTGCAATCATTTTTTGTACATGTTTGCTATCTACTGCTCTATTCATAGGTAGTACAGCAAACTTTGAGTAATCATAAGCAAATTTTAATTTTAGTTCTTTTCCAATCATTTCCATAATCATAAGTTTTAAATTGTTAATAAATCATTTAAGGTATCCTAGTTCACGTGCCTCTTTTGGATGAGCATGGCACCAATTATGGCATTCTCTACATGCAGCAAGCCAAGTAGCTTGTGCTAATGTATTTATACCTCTGTAAGCAGTGTGATGTATATCACATGCTTGACTTTTACATATTCCTGGTAGACTAATCTCACACATAGGATGTTTTGTGAGATATTCTTTCCTCATTAAAGTATAAGCTTTATCTAAAGCTTTTTGTTTCTCAGACTTCTGATTAATTCTGGAAGAAGGAGCAGACTTTGGTTTCTGTGATTTACTTTTGTGGCAACTCCAGCATTCTTTACAGTATCTGCTCCCTTCAAAATTCTTCCAGATAGGTTTTTGTTTCTCACAAATACTACAAGTCTTTAGCTTCATTCTATGTAATCAATTTCATAAACATAGATAACATCTGAATACATTACAGATATAGTCTCCGGTACAGTATAGTTTATAATAAAATTACAAGACCTGCTTTTCTCATCAACTGCATCCCACATAACAATCTCTTTAGTATCTACTATAAGATCAAATGTTGTGTATGTACTTTCTGCTACATCATCTGCTATAACTGTATTACCCTGCATAAGAAAGTTTATAATTGCATACTTAGACCTTTCCCATATCCAATCCTCTTCCATGTTATTCCAGTGACCAGTAGTAACTTTGTTTGTGTGGACAACAGTCCTCTGAGCTTGAGTTACTAGTGTAAACAGTAGACAAATAATTAATAATAATCTTTTCATAAGTTAAATGCTTTAATTGTGTGTTCAAATGGATTACCCTCTATATTCTTAACTAAGTTAAGCATTTCCTGAGCAATATCTTTTACTTCTACCTGAGCATGTTCTGAGTTTCTAAGCTGTTGAAAGTGATAAAAGCTTCTCCAGTTAAACATGATATCCATAGTAATCTGAGAATTCATAGTCTTGAAGAACCTAGCTGATTCTTTAGCTCTCTTTCTACCTAATATTGGTGTTAACTCTTCTAGGCATTGATGATAAAGTTTATTACCTTGTTGTGTATACTCTTCTAAAAGTAATTGCCAATCTTGACCTACTAATCCACCATCTCCAGCATTACTCCAATCTTGAGGAATATAAGTCTTATCTTCTTTTAACTCTTTATATCTAGCTGACTCACCATTTATACTAACTCCAATCCGGTGTTTTAACAAATGAATATGTGTAGCTTGATCTACTGTAACTAAGAAATGTAGACTACTCTTCTCAAAAGGAGTGTGATGTCCTTCTGATGCTAGCATGTTTAGTAATGCTGGTATTCTAGCTACCTTATCTTCAGTAAGATCTCTACTGGTGGATGTCCATGCAGATATTGCATGAGTAGTGTCATCACCATAAAATCCTATTAACTCTGCTGTATTTTTCATTTTATTCAAGGTGTAAATTATGGTTATCCAATATTTCTCTAATCTTTTTTCTAAGAGATTCATAGGCTTGATCTAATTCTGGAGAAAGATCATCTTGATACTTAAGAGTACTTCTAAGCTCTTGATCTAAATCCCACATAGCCATTTTCCATTTCCAGCCATCAAGAGCATCTCTTATCTCATGAGCTTCTTCTACTGCATCAAACTCTAAAGTTACTTTTGCCATCTTATTTGTTATTTTGAATTAACAACATTATACATAACATCAAAGGTGCACCACACATTAGTATTGCAATCCATTCCATACTAAACTCTTTTAAGTATTAAACATCCATCTGCATCAAGTTTTGGTACTGATTTATAGGTTGTTATTTTATTCCCACTTCCTTTTACACCTTTTACAGCACCAACTATTTTAGTTTCATCTTTTACTTTTTTCATCTCAACCTCAACATCCATTTCTGTATCATATAATCCCCAAAATATCTCTTCACAGTTTTTAAGTGATAGTCTCTGCTTAGTAACATCATGTGGGTAACAGGCTAGATGTATACCATCAAAGCTACCTGTATCAATGTAATAACCTTTTTCTGTTTTAATCAATTTTGCTTTCATCTTATTCTGATTTAAAGGTTAATAGTTTCATATTCAAGGTAAGGATATTCAATAGAAAATGTATTAGTATAATCACATTCAGTACACTTATGTGGAAATTGTACAGGATATGTAGTTAATACCGTCCCAATTGGTCTTAATTTACCATAATCACATTCTGGACATACATAATCTACTTGTATTGTTTTAACTTCTCTTTTTGTTTCCATCTTATTCTGATTTAAAGTAATTATATCTTCCCTCAACCCATTCTCTATTCTGAGCCATAGGTTCTAACTCATCAATGATAAACTCACCAAAATCTAACATCTTCTCCTTCTCCATTGCTTTGGCTTTCTCAAATTCATTAAATAACAATCTCATTCTATCCTTACCTAATGATAAAGTCAAATACTCTTGTAATTGTTCTACTGCTGTCTG